AGACTGACGTTGTACACCAACAGTGGGGAACACTTTGTCCGCAATGAAGTTAGTTTGTTCTTGCACATATGCCAGCGTCAGGTTAGACAGAGGCTGGTCGATATGCACAGCAGAGGGAGTCAAGAGAGGCATTATATTATTCCTTAAATGCTAGATTAGGCAGGTACGACGTTGCCGCCTTGGATGAGTTCGATCTCAATGATCTGACCATCAACACCAGCTTCACGGGCGTAGCCCATAACGACGTCACCAGTTGCGGCAGCAAGGGCTGTACCGTCAGCACCAGTTTGGACAGCAGCACCAGCAGCAATCGTGCCGCCAGCTTCTACCATGACCGAACCAGAGACACACACTGTTACAGCAGCACCAGCAGCACCACCTACAAGGCAAACACCGATTGCGTTTTCACCAGCAGAGTCTGCAAGGTCAACTTGACCATCGGACTCAAGAGTTACGAATTTGAATTGTGCTGCGGAGAGGTCTTCCCCAGCAATGAAAGTACGGTTGTCACGAGACTGCATTACCGCCATGATTATTCCCCTTTATAGGATTTGTTGATGAGAGACTTACCTTCGTCGGTCTTAGCTACAGCAGCGTAAGCCTTGGCATAGTCACCCTTTTTCAGTTGGTTGTCGTCCATGTAGGACTTTACGAGAGCATCCAGTTTGTCAGCAGAGGTAGCAAACTCACCGTCTACATCGGACTTACCAAATTCTTGCATGGCTGCTTCAAAGGCTGCATCAGCAGCTTTAAGAGCTTCCATAATTGCTTCTTCTTCTGCGAACTTAGCCACCAGCGACTTAGCTACAGCAAGATCAAAGTGAGGAAGGGCTTCACCAGCACGCTTCGACAGTTCGATGTCAGCTTTCTCTACAGCAGCAGCTTCGAGAGCCTTAAGGACAGGTGCAGGAATGTCAGACTTGACGACCATCTCACCTTCGACTTCGATAGTCTCAGCTTCTGCTTTCTTTTCGATAGCGTCAGCTTTGATGACGTAACCGTTTTCGATAAGACCTTTGCGAAGACGCTCGTTCTCAGCTTTGAGGGTCTCAACGTCAGCCTTAAGAGCTTCTAGGTCGATTTCCTCAGCAGTAGCTTCCTCTGCCTTGTCTACTTCCTCAGCAGCAACTTCTTCAGTCACTTCTTCGGCAGCTTTTTCCATGTCGTAACCAAGAGCCTTCATAGCTTCTTCTTTACCACATGCTTTCTCTTCCATGTACGCCTTTACTTTGGCTTCCATTTCATCTGTCATTTTAGTAGTTTCCTCAACAGAATTGTCACGCTTAAAGAGGCTAACCATTGCTTGTGCATTGGCTGGACGGTCTACAAGAGACAGTTCTTCAAGGTGCAAGTTTTTTAGGAGGTTAGGCAAGATTAAATCTCCTCTTTCATAGCACGTCCGCCAATAGAGAACGCAGCGAGTTCACCAGACTTGACCATATCCCAGATGGATTCATCGAATACTTTGTAAGCAACGACCCAACCTTCACGATCTGACTGGATACCTAGAGCATCACCAATCTCTTTAGTGATAGGGAGGGAATGAACTACTGTTCCAACCTGATCCCCTGTGTGCATCGCCTTGCCGACCCGCACATGCTCCATAAATTCGTTTACAGCCTTCACAAGAGTGTCAGCTTCGATAACATCCCCTTGGCGGTCTACTACAGCTTCACCCTTTTCGGTTACTACTGAGGCCCAGCCATAGACCATACGTTGTTCGTCGTCGGTCTTAAGGATTTTACCTTCAATGTTCTTTGTCATATCACTCACCGATGTTCCTGCTTCCCACATACGGCATGACCAGTAGCCAGCCTTTGTTTTGTCTTTCTTAGTGTCGCATGAATGACGGGAGCGGAAATTAGCACGAGCTTTTGGATCATCACGACGGATTTCCATGTTAGGATCACCGAATGTTACCCGCTTAACCTTGTCGCCATCCTGTACGAAGACTTCAAACTTCTTGTTACCACCTTGGATACGACGTGGCTTGTTAAGAGTGACTTTCTCGCCTTGGTACTCTGCCTTAGCGAACTCTTCCTTCATTACCTCTTGCACAATAGCCCTGAGAGCCTCTATACGGTCCACTGAGGGGTCTTCTTGCTCTTCTGGGCCACGGTAGTGCTCTAGGTACTCTTCGTGGCTCTCAGCGGGCATATATACGGCCTGACCATCGTAGTCATGTACGTGTACTTTACCGCCAAGTCCCATATCCATGCTACGGGAACGAGCTTCCATCTCAGTAGTGAAGATGTCGTTGGCATATCGTGCCTTAGATACAGACTTCTTACTTGAGGAAGGGTGAGATGCAGGTAACAGGTCTTTGTCGTGGTTAGCTGACTTAGAGCCACTTACGATCTTTAGGAAGCTGTTGACACGAGCCATAGCCCATTGCTCAGGTGACTTGACGTTAGGACGAACACTAGAAGGGTTAGTCTTGTAAGCACCAACACCACGGTCATAGACAGCTTGAAGCATACGCATAGTTACTTTATGCTTAGACTTCTTGTTGTGGGCTTCCATCTTATTCTTGAGGCCAGTCTTTGACATTATGGTTCACCTTGGATTGTATTCTTAATTAGGACACCTTCACCGAACACACTGACGTATTGCTCACCTGCACTACCACGTAGTTGGAACTCAATGTCAGTCTTCTCGTTATATCGGAAGGGTACTTGTCTTTGAATGTGCATGGTCTCTAAGAAGGAAGTCTCAGCAACTCTTAGCTTAACTCCGTTCTCTAAACAGACGAAGTTCCTAAAGTAGATTTGCCTGTTGTTCTGAGCAGCAGTGGCACAGAAGGCATCAATACGCATAAGGTAGAAACTGTAACCAGCAGGAACTGTGTAGATAGACGCTTGGTTCTTACCTTCACCACCACGTATCTTAGCGTAGGTTACACCACCGTTAGAGACGACAATATCGTTATCTGCATTACCTGCCACTGTTACGACATCATTGATACGGAAGAACTGGTTAATTGTCGTAGGGGGTGTTGCGGAGTTTAACGTAACATTCTCCGCAATAACCTCGTAGTTTACATCAAGGCCAATAATACGGACAACCACACCATCGTCAGCTACGTTAGACGTGACAGTCATAGTCAAGCCTGTAGTTGGCTGTGTGTATGCTGTGTTATTCTCCCAGCAAGGGATGTAACTTGTCCCTACGAGAGCATTGTAACCAAAGATGTTACGAGGTTCGTAGTTGTTTGACTCACCCTTGGCTATCGCTAGTGGGTCATGCTCATATAAGTGCCTAGCCCACGTAGTCATCAGTTCAACTCTCTTGTGATGACCAAAGGTAAGCTACCAGTGTTAGGGAAGGTCTCTACACTACCATCCGAGTAGGTAACTTCAAACTCTACGTAGTAGGTTCCGACTGTCGCTGTATCACCTGCCTGCCAGTCGTATTGAACGACACCACCCTCAGCATCAGTGATAGTCATTTGTTCGTCTAAGACGACATCACCACCAATAGCCTTCATGTGTAGCATTACCGTAGCAGCAGTGATGTTCACTGGGACAAGGTTAGCGTCTGACAATGTAGCCTCAAGGGAAGGCGATGTGTCATTCTGTTTAATTCTAAATGCCATTACGCTGCCCTATTTTGGTTATTACTGAAGGTTGCTGTGTTAGTTGTTCGACTAAAGTCTGCCGTATTGTATGCCTCAGACAGTGTAGCTGTGTTATCTGAGTTAGCTGTGACGGACACAACACGCCTCTTAGAAGAGTTAATTGAGAGCTGACCAACAACAGGGACACCAGTGGTGATACCTACCCCGACAAAGATATTAGTCTCAACCATTGTTGTAGTTGCGACTACAGGTTGTCCTGCCGTGATGTTGTCACCAGCTAAAGTCTCATCCTCAAAGGCTGTGATAGATGGGACTGTCGGTTGACCAGTTGTAATACCCTCAGGGGAAAGGACGTGTGTCTGATCTGAGGTTGCCACACCCACAGTTGGTGGTGCAGTGTTGATATTAGCTGCGGTCAGGTCGTGGGTTTGAACAACCGTCTCTTCCTCAACAACAGGTTGACCAGTTACGACCCCAACGGAGATTAAGGAATGGTTTTGCGTAATACCCGGAGAGGCAACTACAGGTGTGCCAGAGGTAATTGGGTCGGCGGTAAAGGTCTCGTCTTCCGACATAGTAATGCCGGGAACTGTTGGGGAACCTGTCGTGATACCTACAATGCTCAGGTCATGGGTCTGACTGATAGAGCTTGCTTCAACACTGGGTTGACCAGTTACGATGCCATCAGCAAGAAGTGGTGTAGTCTCAATTACAGAAGGTTGGCCAAGTACAGGCTGACCTGTCGTGATAGCTACGAGACCAAGGTTGTTGTTCTCAACAATGGCAGATGAACCAACACTAGGTTGCCCAGCAATAATTGCCACTGGTGAGAGGTCATGCTCTTGCAGTAGGTCAGAGGCTTGTACTGTAGGCTGGCCAGTAGTGATTGGGTCAGCAGAGAAAGTCTCTTCTTCAGAAGCACTGATAGCTGGTACTACAGGCTGGCCAGTTGTAATACTGTTTGCCGAGAGTAGGTGAACCTGAACAACCGTTGACAACGGAACGACTGGCAATCCTGTCGTCAAGCCATCGGCTGTAAGGTCGTGTTCCTGAGCTACAGTAGAAGCTCCGACCACAGGTGGCCCCGACACAATAGGGTCAGCAGCAAAAGTCTCTTCTTCAGCCATCGTGATGGAAGGTACGAAGGGAGAAGCTGTAGTGATACCTACAAGACTTAAGTCATGGTCTTGAGCAATAGATGAAGTGTCTACTGTAGGTAAACCTGTAGTGATACCTACAAGACTTAAGTCATG